GGGGGGGGGGGGGGGGGAGGGGGCGGGGGGGGGGAGAGAGGGCCCGCCGTCACGCTCCGGGCGTGACATATCGCGGACAATGTCACGCTCCGACTGTGACATATCGCGGACATTGTCACGTTCAGACTGTGACGTTTCGCGGACAATGTCACGCTCCGACTGTGACGTTTCGCGGACAATGTCACGCTCCGACTGTGACGTTTCGCGGACAATGTCACGCTCCGGGCGTGACATTCCGCGACGCCGGCGCTGCCGTTCCCGGTCCTTCATCCGCCGGTCTTCCAGCTCGTATTCCCTGTAGGCCGCGAGAATGTACTCATGGGATACTCCCCTCAGTCTGCCGCCCAGAGCGCTCCAAAGCGAGCTCTCAGGAATGGCATCCAGGCCGTTTTCGGCGTCCAGCTCCTTCAGCAGCACGATCAGCCCGACTGCCGTGGGATACTTGGTGCCGATCCGCTCCGCAAACATCGAAACGGTGAGTGATCCTCTGTACATCAGCCATCATCTCCGCCATGCCCTCCGTCCACCCACGTCGCAAGATCGTGTTCGTAGCGGTCAATGATCTGCTGCTTTGCCGCTTCATTCCGGGCCGGATAGCGGCGGATCGCTGCCAGGCGTTCGCGCATGTGCCTCTCCACGAAATTGGAGGTGACATGCGCGTCGATCCTGTCAGAATTCATCCGCTCCGATCTGGCCATGACTTCCAGTCGTTCTCTCGTGTTCATATGTACCATCCTTCCGTTTATGGTTCCCTGTGAAAACAGCCCGGGGCTTGAACCCGGATCCTTCGGCGCGAATATCCGCGCTGAATGCTCTGCCCTTTGAGCGAAAGACCCGTGCGCAGCGCTTCAGCGCTGCCTGTGGATGCTCCGTTCAGTGCTGAAGCCGTCAGGATAGCGGTCTTTCAGCTTTGCGATGTTCTCTGCGGCGATATCTCCCAGCCGCATGCCCAGCCCGGTCGCCAGCTCCGCGCAGTACCAGAGCACATCCCCCAGTTCCTCCGAAAGCCGCTGCTTGTTCAGCGGATGCCCCTGCATCATTTCTTTCTTCAGCAGATCCATGCATTCACCGCTCTCGCCGCACAGGCCCATGCAGCCGTTGAGGATTCTGTCGTGTCCGGCTCCGCTCGTGCGCTGGGCCAGATTCTGGTATTCGTTCAGTGTCATGCGTGCCTCCATATCGATTCATCCGTCCGGTACGTCTCTCCCGGATGCTTCTGCGCCCATTCCTTCAGAATCCCGTATGCAACCCGGTTTGCGTGATCCCTCCGCGCAGCAATTTCCTCGGGACTCGCATCGATGTAACCATCGTCAAAAATCCGGTACCGTGCGCCCTGCGGCGTTACACCCTCCCGAACTATGGCCATCCGGTCAAGCCTCCTTTCCTTCTCTTCAGAACAATCTATTCCGGGCCGCTCGTCCTGCTTGCTTTCCGCAGGCGCCTGCGGATTTCGTTTACGCGCTCTGTTCGTTCTGCTCCGGCTGGCGGAGCGCCTGGGCCTTCTGGGCGGCGAGCATTCCGCCGACATACGCCATAACCATCGCCTGTTCCTTCTCCGGCAGGCTCTTCGCATCCTCAGTGAGCTGCTCGATCATCTGCTGTTCGGTCATATTCGATCTCCTTCCTCCGGAGCCTCGGGCTCCGGTTTTCGTTTGTCTCTCCGGTTGTGCTTCCGTCCGGTCTGTGGTATAATCAGGGCGAAAGGAGCTGAATCCATGAATCCACCTAGTTTTCATTTTACTGAAACAGATGTCGCGATTGCATCAGCGGCTCTTCGCGATCTGTCCGATTACCTTATGAGCCCTTATGCTTCTTCGCCCTCTCATAAGGCTCACGCCATGCACTATGTACGCATAGCCGACCAGCTTCAGCATCATTCTGCCAGTTTCCCGGTTAATGATCTTCGGCATATCTGTATAGCGCTCAAATTCTTCATCGAAGATCATCCTCTGGATTTCAAGGCGTCTCAGCTTTTAGACCGACTGGCTCTCGTCTGTGGCTTCATCGACCCCGTATCCTAACTCCACGGAATAATCTTCTTTTCCGGCATTCGCCGCAATCAACGCCTCGAAAACTGCCGCGCGGTTTTCGGGGTTTTCTCTTTCAGGCTTCATTTCCAGATCTCCTTTCGTTTGTCTGCGCCGTAATTCTGTTTGTATGCATAATATCATACAAACGGAATGATGTCAACCCCTGTTTTTAATTTTTGCCGTTGACTTTTTTCTGTTTGTATGATATTCTATCAAGCAGAAAGCGAGGTGAGACAATAATGGACGCGAAATCTCGATTCAAAGTTGTACGAGAGCACACACAGCTTTCTATGGATGCTTTCGGAAAAGCTATAGGGCTCTCGGCTTCTGGCGTTTCGGCGATTGAATACGGAACGCGCTGCATGGGAGAGAAGCATGTAAAGCTTATTTGCGCCGCGTTTCCTGAGATCTCTGAAGATTGGCTGCGTACCGGCGAAGGGGAGATGCTGAAACCGAAATCGAATGCGGATTTGATTTCCGGCCTTACAGACTCCCCGGTGATCCGGGCGATCCTTGAAGCCTATCTGGAGCTGACGCCGCAGAACCGGAAGATCTTCGAGGATTTCTTCAGCGACGTCTGCCGCCGCCATGCCGAATCCCAGACCCCGCCCGGCGATGCGGCTATGTCTGCGGCCCGTGCCGGCGAGGAACCCCGTCCCGTTCAGCCGGAATCCCTCTCCGGCTGAACACCACCTGAGCCACGTTGGCGGTCTTATCCGCCGCGCGGTTCAGGTATATTTTTTTCTCCGGGATGTCGATTAGCAGATCAATGTGCCTGTGCTCCGGCATAAAGGTGACGCACACCTCAAATCCACGGAACGCCTCG